CGTCAACGCGGAAATAGCTTCCACCTCGCTTACGAGGTTGGAAATCTCAGCACGCTTTGCAGCGATGAGTTTTTTCAAATTCATCTGATTTGCCTTTGCAAATTGCTGGCATACCAAACGAAATTAGCGGCTGGTGATGCCAGCGAGGAACGAAACACTTAGTAACGTTCGACGCTTGCCATCCACTGCCGCTAACGAGTTGCAATCAGATAACTGTGTCGATTAAATTTTTTGCGGTTTTCCACCGCTTTTTTTATTGTATACCGTATCTGTGTCGATTGTCAAATAGCGGAAAGTCTTGCTCGTGCATATGCACCGTGAGACCGTCTTGATTGTTGTACCAATGCTGCTGGTGGATTCTTGAACCAGCTAGCTACAGTCGGCTTTGCATTGGTTGTTCCACCAGATGCTGTAGAAAGTCCAGCCGCCAACGCTTCTGGTCCTGTGTACCACGTTTCAGCCTCTAGCAACTCCATAACGTCAGTCACGCCTTTTAGGTACTGCGAATAAATTTCAACGAGCGACTTGTCGTATGTTTCTAGCGTGTCGGCAGTCTTGCGAAGTTGCGTAGCATTGCCGATATCCAGCGTCAAAGCTCGGTGTATCATCCACCTTGCACCAGATGCCGTCGTTCTGGTATCACCAGCTAACGCAATTACGCTAGCGGCGCTAGCTGCCAATGCGTCAACGTGTGTTTCGGCCCCAGCTTTGTGTCGCTTAATTGCGTTGTAAATTGCAATGCCTTCATCTGCGACACCTCCGGGTGAGTTGATCCTGATAATCGCCTTTTTGTCCCCGATTGATGCAAGTGCCTGCACAAACTCCACCGAGGAAAACGAATCCTCAAACCAACCAGCACCAACAGTACCATAAAGAAATATCTCGCCGGTTTTTTGATTTACGTTAAGCATTTTTCGTTTTCCTTGTAGTTTATGATAGAAAAAATCCTGTTTTCCCAGGTATTTACGCAATTTTCCAACGTATTGCGAAACTCATCTGGCTTGCTTTCCGTGGCTTCGATTAGTTGTCTTTTAGACTCCGCACAGTGTTTTTCCGCTGCGTCCCGGCTAAGTCCTAAATCCTCTAGCTTGTCCGCTAATGTTGATTGCCAATCCGAGTACCATCCATCCATCCAAGATAAAAAATTCTTGTCGTTCGCGTGCTGAATAACTCTCTTAGACTCAACTCTCACCATGTGCTTTAGTTGCGACTCAACGGCGTTGGTATCGGCTCTTTCCTCTGCTGCAGAATCTGATTGACTGATTGCTGGGTTGATGTACTCGTCTCCACCAACGTATGGGTTGCGACCTAGCTCCTCTCTGCACTCATTTGCGTTAAATACTCGATTCGCTAATCGAAGTGCGTGGATCTCAGCTTGCGTCTTTGGGTCAGTTCGCAGCAATTCCGACAAGTCGAACATTGAGAAGAAACCTCGGCGGCGTTCGCTGGCCGTCAAGAGTTTATCGTCAACTTGCATCTCGAATTTACACAACCAAGGAGCGAGTCCTGTGTCAAGGTAATTTAGAGACTCCATGACTTTTGAATTATAGCTATGGCTGTCTCCGTCTCCCGGCATACCATCTAGCCCTAGCATCAAAACTATGTCCTGTCGGCTAAACCTGCGTTGCTCTAAAAACTGCGAATCGGAATTGCTCATTGATAAGGCGGTTGCCTTCATTCCGTTTCGCAACAAAGCTGCACGGCCAGCATTGTCAGAGCTGGAGTTTGCCTTATTGAATCCATCGATCCATTCTTTTGCGTCTGCCTCCTTTGTCAACATTCCTGGTGGAGCTTCTACAATCATTTTGGCAACGAAACCTTTTTTCGTTTGGTTGTAAGCGTGGGATTCTTGCTCTGTTGGGATACCTAAAGTCCTTTTCATTTGGCTAACCATCGAAAGCCCTTCGACTCCATCAAATCCAAAACCCTGGATATGGATAACGTCAGAATCTAGAAACATCATAGTTCCCTGGCTATCATTCATTACCGATTCGAAAAGCAAAAGCCTGTCCTCCTTCTCCGGCTTAGTAACGTGGATTTTCACACCATCCATCATTACAGTTCCAGTTCTATCTGGAAGGAGTGGTATCAACTCCGCAAATGGTGTACCTCGATTGACAATGACAGCTCGACCGTTACCCCACATTATGGCGTGACCAGTCAATTGTTGTTTGAAAGTGTCCGCAGTCTGGTATCCATTTGGCCTTGTCAAAAGCAAATCATACGCCCAGTGTTGTTCTTGCTTGTCTTGCCCGCCGCGTGGAAGCTGTCTTTTGAGAAACAACGGCAATCTTGCACAGTGGCCTGTTATCTTGTTCACCCCATACCAAAAAGGCGGAAGGCTCATAGCTTGGCTTGGGGTTATTCTGTCCCTGTATTCTATCCCTAGCCAGTCGATTAAATGCTTGAATGGATTTGCCATTAGAACAACACCTGTGGAGCTGAGAGATACCTAGACTGAGCTAAACAACACACACGAAACGCCATAACAACCGACACAATCATGTCTATCTTATCATTAGAGTTTCCCTTATCGAAACGCCACTTGTCGTCAGCGTCCTTAACGATAATCGCATTGGTTGCCATCCATGACAGGACAGGATGACCGTCGTGCTTAATGCGTCCAATCTTTAGCAAGTGCAGAAACTCGCGAATAGGTTCGTTGAACATATAAGCTTTTTGTGCCATGCTGACAGCCTGGAATCCACCTGAAATTATTTCTTCTGCGAGAAGCTTTGCGTTACTAGGATCGTACGCTGCCGTCGTTATTCCAAACTCTTCCATCTCGTTGAGAATGTCTGTCCTCATCTTAATTAGCGGCTGCTGTGCTGAATGCATGTGCTCGTTGTAGATCCAACCCGCGAATGGTTCCACAGTCAAATCGCGAATGGTATCGAATGCCATGTAAGCTTTCGCTTTGACTTCGTAACGATAGATCGGAACAACCTTTTCGCCTTCGTTCTCGTCAACAATAGTTTCCTCTCCAACCAGAAACCTAGCGCAGGTGCCATAGGCTGCAAAGTCGTCTCTCGCTCCAACGTCGATACCTATGCCAATCGCATCCGCTTGGGTCCAATCAGACAACTCCGATTTTGCACAGTCCCATACTTCTTTTTCGATTGCACGTTGCGAAGAACTTGTGATCCTTTGCATGTGCTTCGATAGAAACGTCTTGTAGAAGCTTGGTTTGTTCTTTGCGTCTGTTGCTTGTTGCTGTAAGTAGTCCAAAGAAACCGATATTCCTAGATTAGGATTAGCCTTAATCCAGCAGTCTTGATTAAACGGATCGTCCTCGTCATCGATCGCAGCGATAAAAACGAATTTGGATTCATCGACCACGCTACCAAGTGATATAGACTTGCAAAGCTGCAACGTCTCTAGCCAAATTTCACTTTGATCGTCTCCGTATGTTGTGATCTCTATCTGGAGAGGCTGAGTTCTAGATGCCGAACCTGTAACCATCGTGTCGTAATACTTTCGATGCTGCTTGCGCCATGCGTGCAGCTCGTCGAAGATAACGTAGTGTGGATTCGGTCCATCTAATGGTTTATCGCTAGCAGTTGTGCAGCAAAAAGAGTTTGTTTCTGGAACAAAAAGCCTGTTTATGTGGCTTTTTACCATGCCTTTCAAGGACTCGTTAGAAGTCCTCATGCGAACAGCTTCGTCGAACACACACTTGGCTTGATCCTTCTTCGTTGCTGCAATGTAAATTTCGCTACCTGGCTCGCGATCCATTACCAAACCTATCAACGCAAAACCTGCCGCAAGTGTGGATTTTCCGTTCTTGCGTCCAAAGCTTAGATGTGCATACCGAAATCGTCGCGTCTCATCTGCGGTTCGTTTCCATCCGTATAGACTCCACACGATAAACAACTGCCACGGTTCCAGATGAAACGGATGGCCAGCGAACTTACTACCTTTTGAATGACGCAATGCCATCGGAAAGAAGTTACACATATCGTCCGCTTCGTTCTCGTCGAAGTAGTACGGAAAATCTGCGTTTCCGATTCGTTCCAAGTCTGCGAGATGTCTCTTGCACGCCGCAATAGCCAACTTTCCAGCAACGATCGAACCGTCGAGAACATCCTCTAGGTACTTGTGAACACGTTGCTTTGTTGGTGTAGAGCAGATCATGCTAGTTTGGCTTTGGTCCCATCCTCCTTAGCAGCATTTCAGCGAATGGATCAAATTCCTTTTTGCCTCCTACCGCGACGATCTTTGACTTGCTAGCCGGAGTAAGACCAAACTCGGTAAGCTCTTTTAAAAATCTGTTTGCGTGCATGTGTAACTGAGTCGCTTCAGGTTTAGTGATAGGTCCGCCTGTCGCCCCAACGGTTGCTACATTGCCTTCCTTGCATTCCGAGTAAAGCCACATTAATTGAGCCCAGTCTAAAGCGTGCATGGTTAGTAAAGGAGCGCATGCCGTTGTTAAAACTCCAGCATCACCAAGCACCTGGCAACACCAATTCCAATACCATGTTGCGTTAGCGTTTTCCGCAACGATATCCGGCATGTCTGGTGCACCTTGCACATACTTTGGCATGTCCTTTGGTCTGCGTTGCGGATCTTTTACGTAAGCTCCAGACGCTTCTAATACTGCGGGATCTTTTCTAGGTCTTGCCATTACGATAGTCCTTCATTCAATGCGTCAATATAGTGCTGATTGCTCCACTGCTTAACCTCTAACCCTGCCAGTGAATCACCCTCCAGGATGTCATGGCACGGCACACAGACAGCGAGCCAGTTATCGAAGTTCATTCGCCTGGATTCATCGTCTTTTACTGCAATAATGTGATGCATGTGCTCGCTTATATTTGCGGCCTCGACTCCAACTACCATTATGCACCTTTCACACAATGGATAGTTTTTTCTGTGTCGTTCGCTCGCTGCTCTATGATCCGATCCATAACCTTTTTCCTTTGTCTTCCTTGCTTCCGGTTTACAGTCCTTGCAACTTTCTCCGTTTTTCAGAACTTTTCCACACCTACAAAACCTCAAAAATTTGACCTCCCCGTTTTGCGGACACATACGAAAGTGGGCAAGGAGGTCGCTGGCTCGATGTGCTGTACATTTTCACCACCCCCCGTTGGTGGACGGTGTGTAGTCTTGTTGCGGGGGTTCCCTCGCGATAGACCTTGCATGCTGTTGATAGTACCTTTTGCCATAGGGGGGGCATCATGTTGCCACAGAAAATACAGCCATAAACGGTGGGAAATGTCCAATTCCGTTTACATAGCTAAGTTTGAACGACACGTAAAGCAGGTTCGTCGTGGCATCGAAGAACATACCACCAACTTTATCGAGCGTGTCTCGTCTCGCATTAAACGGATAGCTTGATATCTCTGGAAGTTGAGCGTGCGATGCAAGGTTGTTTGCACCGGGTGCCATGAGTCCATTCTTAACTGAAATAGCGTTCATGGGATCAGAGATATACAGCATGTCAACAACTGTTGTGGCTGCCGGTCCAGTAGCTTGGTACAGAGGTGTAGCTACGTGACCATGAGCACAAGTATCAGGACCATACCAAGAGTGTGGCTTGGTGTCACTTCCTGGATAGTCATAGCCCGGTATGGCGTCGATCCATTGGCCCATACCCACGATACCATGCTTAGTCCCGTTGTCGATCCAAATCCCTTGATCGACCCAATCGAGAATCTGACCACCACCTCCCCAAAAGTTTGTTGCTGGAGTTGCTGGAGCTGCTGTGTACCCATCGCACAAGTCGAAATTTGTTGTCCTGGGTTCTGGATCACTGATTGTATGGTGAGCCAACAACCGAGAAGTTATCGATCTTACAGATTGATTTCCAACTGGATCAGGGGTTGAGCCCAGTGAAGGCAGTGTCAATGATTGGTAGCTCATCCCCCAAGACGAAGCTGCATTCTGAACCCGCATCCCAGACACATTTATAACAGGATCGAAACCATGCGTACTGCGAACCCACGAAGGAACATTCGACAGACAACCAGCACTCATGGCACTATGAAGCGTACATCGCCAAGGACCGTATGTCGTCGCCGTTCCTGTTCCTGGAGCTTCACTTAGCACCGATGCCATCAGGCACGGATTGTGATTCGTCCCTTCGTACTCTGTCGAATACGTTGTCCATAAGACTCCAGCTTCGTCAAAGAAAAACGAGCAAAACTCTACGTTATCTCCATTGTCTGCGATCAGCAGTTTGCTCGGATTTCCGTAGATTTCGTCGTTGTGGTAAGAAGTAATAATCGTTGCGGTGTTGTTGAACCCTGGATTCTCAAATGAGTAGGTATAGTTGACTCCACCCGCAGCACCCTTTGAGTAGAAACGTAAATTCCCTCCAACGTATTTAGCGGCAAAGTGACCTAACCCGAAGTGAAACTCACCTGTGATAGTTCCAGGGAAAAACCATCGTCCAAGATATGTAAAGTCTGACGTTTGTAGTAGCGTGCGTTCCCCAGACG